ATGAGCGAAGTATCCAGAGAATCCAAAGTTACTAAATACCCGTATAAGGGGTATGCATTAAATTGGTTATCCATTGCATTTTTTGCTGGTCTAGTCTTTGATTTGATAATAATTTTTAGTGGCACATTAATGTTTCCTCCTAAATTTGTCTTCTTAATGCCACCAGTATTACTGGTTATTGGGTATTGTTTTGGTCTGATTCTTGAGAAGAGATATAAAAATAGCGACCAATATAATAAAGATCTAAATACACAAATAGAATACCAAAAAAATATAGATGAGCGTAACCGCAGATTATTTGAAATATCCGAAGCAAATAAAGTTAAATACGAACTTCCTAAAAGTAACCTTGAATACAAAGTAATTACATATTTGCGCGGTCACCCTGAGTTTAAGGACAAGTTGAGTTTTATGGTATGGATAAAAGATAGCAACTTGAATTTAGTAGATTATAATTTGGGTTTTGCATGTAAGGGTGGAGTGAAAATATCTGTGGACAACATTAAAAGTTTTACTAGAAAAGGAGACATCCGAACAGAGACAAGGGTAACTGGTGGCGGTGGAGGTGGTAGCTCGATAAAAGGGGCAGTAATTGGTGAAGTGATAGCAGGTCCAGCAGGCGCAATTATTGGAAGTCGTAAAAAGAATGAAGCCATTAAGACAGAGAATATTGTTATCGATGAACGTCAAACAATTATGGAAATCGATCATAATGGTGAACGTAAGTTTTTGTTCTTTGATTCAAAAGCATACGAGGTATTCTTACAGATGATACCGGAAAAAGAAATAAGTTTTGTAATAAGCAATAATGACATTAATGCTACTTCTTCTAATACGACCTCCTTTTAATAACTTCGCCAAAATAATGTCCAAGGTGGGAGTATATACGTCACCTTCAATAAAGTTAATAGTCATAGGTGCATCCTTTTCTTTCTCCATCAAAGCTAGATCTTTTAAGCTGTCTCAATAATAAGTTTGGCAATAAGTTTATAAAAATTATCTATATCCTCTTGTGTGCTTTTTATTGTCACATATTTCATTAATCCGTATTTTGTTTCTATATCTTTAGTTTCTTCTTCCATCTCTATTCCACCTCACAACTGAATTTTTACCTCTTAATATCGTCATCTTTTCTACTTAAAATTTCCTTTTCTCTGACATATTTAAAATAATATTTTACCGTATCTCCAGTATATAGGGACTTTCAAGCTTTCAACAATTATGTTGACTTTCATTTCTTTATGATCCCTCCGAGACATAAATTACTTCTATTCTTTAATGCATTTATCTCAACCTCGACTAATCATTTAATTGAATTTGAATATTTTCCTTTTTTAATATCTCCCTCAATTCAGCTTTTTCTTCTTCGTCAAAATATTTATAAAGAACATTAAAAACCCTAGTTCTTAGTTGATTAAATAATTCGGTTCCCTTCTTATCATCGAGCAACAAAATTCCGTACTGCTTCGCAAAAGAATTAATAAGTTTTATTTCATCTGTTTCTTCAATTTCTAATATTTCGGAAATCATTTTATTGTTTCTAATGGGGTCTTTTAAATACTTTCGATATAATCTATTAATAATTTCAGAGTATGCCTTTGAAACACGCTTTTGGTGTTCTCTTCTGTTTTCAATAATCCAGCTAGATTTTACTCTGTCTCTTCTCCTATTCTTACCCTTGCCAATGTACTTCTGCTCTCTTAAATCTTCATTAATCTCAATCTTAATAATATCCTCTGCTTCTAGATCATCTCCTTGGATTGTCTTTGAGTCTGATTCAATCCCGTTTTCATCGAGAACCTCTCCCAGTCTCTTCAACTGAAACCTCAATACATCACCAATCTTTTCCTCCCTTGAGACTTTTTTTCTCTTATAGGGTGGTTCAGGTACGGGAAAAGTTTCCATACGTAAATCCTTTAACAGATTTACATGAAAGCTCACTGTCAATTCATAAATCTTTTCCTTATCATAACTATCCATGTCGGGGTTTATGATCTCATTGAATTTTATAGCAATTTGCTCATCGAATATGTCTGTGTTAGGTAATATGTACTCCATAGTATTGTCACTCTCCAGTTTCTAATAATTTTTTGATGCTAAATCGACAACAAAAAGTTTAAATTCTTCTAATGCTTGTGGGTTGTTCTCCATTGTAATTTTTATCTCAAATCCATCTTTATCATTTTGTTTAGTTAAAATTCTATTCCCATTTTCATATGATTGGATATATTCTTCTCCATCTATAATAACTGTTTCTAATTTCTGTTTAATGTTCTTGATTTTGTCCATACCTATCCTCCTAATAACAAATTCTTTATAATAAAATAGCATAATAAAAAGATAAAGTCAAATTAAATGCAATGATAGACAGATTAGAACATAATATACAATTAAAAAATAAAATATATGCAATTAAACATAATAATAACTTAAAAATTAGTTGATCTAAACTTAATAAATTACAAAAAAAGGTAATAAATTTAATAAATTAATGAATTATATCAATAGTTAAAGCTATAATCCCAAAAAATATGCTTCAATAAGCATGAAAAAGGGCATATAGAGGGCAAAAACTAATCATAATATAATTAAGAAATAAATTAATGACAGAAACACAGAATAAGGTTAGAGAATTAAACTGAACCCCAAAGGGTTATCAGAAAGGGTGCAGACAATACCTCCCCTTGTGATACCATTTATTATTGTTTCAATATATATTTATATAAAATATTAACTAATTTTATTGACAAATAGTGTAATAAATGTTACTATTCTTGCATAAGGAAATATTTTACATATTTATTTGGAGGAATGAAATAAGATGGAAATTAAGATTAAAAACAATTTAGGAAGGAAGTTGGATGAACTACAAAAGAATACAGGGGTGATGAAGTCGTTCATGGCTGAACAAATGGGTATGACTCCACAAAGACTTTATCATTTATGTAAAGCTGATAATATGATGCTCGATACAGCCATAAAATTCAGCGTTTATTTAAATTGTAATTTAACAGAGATATTTGAGTATGAAGTAATTAGCTAATAATTGCTAATATAATAGTCAATACTATTGACAAATAGTTTGAAAACCCCTATACTATTAATTAGTTAAGGCTCACAAGACACACGGCCTTACTGTAAAAATAGTGAGAGGGGATTTTTTATTATGACAGAAATGGAAGTATTTGTACTAAAGGATCAAGGTGGTAATTACGTGAGCCATAATTCTATATCCTACGATCAAGAATCAAAGCAAGTAATTTATTCTTATTCTCCACAATTAACCAATGGATATTATACTTGTTCAGCGTTTGATTATGCTCAGACTTGTTTAGATCGATTAAATCAATCCCAAAAAAGGTTTAAGTTAAATAAAGAATTCCACATCGAAAAAATTGCCACAGTAGCAACCTATACTAAGGAAGATAGTTTAGGATTATGTTCTAAATTTCCGATTAGACATGAATGTATTGATTTTAATGATAATGAGAGATGGATATGGATTCTTAAAGATTCTAAAGGAAATTTTGCTAATGCCAACAGTGTTTGTAAATGGAACAAAAATACTTGGTTATATGTAACCTTCAAGACATTCGGCAAAGAGTGTCGCGGTTATGTAGATCAATATGCTGTTGATAGAGCACTAACTAAATTATATTCTAGAATTAAAGAAATGGGGATTAAAGAAACATTTAGAATCGAATACGTAAAATTAAGCGATGTTATTAAACAAAACAAAGCATTCGAAGGGGAAAACATGGTTGTTGTCGAAAAAAAGTTGGTGGCTTGATATGGCAATAATATATCAGTTTCCAGACTTGAATGTCGAAGGATATCCAGAATTCAATGCTGAAGAGATTAATCGCCAGTATGAAGAATATTATCAGTGGGAACGAGACGAATATCTATACAACCAACTACTCAAAGAAGAGCAGGAGCAAAATGAGCAAAGAAAAAGACAAATCTGTCTCGCAAACAGATTCGTCCAGAAAATTATATCTTTCTTTCATTAACATTCTACCATAAATAGGGGAGAGGTTTCAATGATTCCTTTTCCCTATAACCCACCGCCTGATGATGGCCTACTGGGACTAGGCCGAAACCGATGATCCGGCACTTGCCGGGGAGGTCGCGGAATCCCGCTTCGAGGGAGCAGTACAAACTCCCCTTAACATATACTTACTAATTGATCTTTAAAAATTTAATTGTGTGTAATGTGATAAGATATCAATTCTAGCTCAAATTCGCTTACTATTGATGGCAATTCTACACCTATCTAGATTAGTTGATATGATTCATACCCTACAGTTAATAACCAGTTAAAAAGCATAGTAAATCAAATATATTTGCCTTGTGGCCCATTGGATATGATTAACCCTTACAATTACTCTACTCAGAGATTTATGTCGCTCAGAGTAAATTTTTCTTTTCTAATACCATAGTGACCGTGGTCTACGAGGTGAATATGAAATCATCAACTAGGTAAAGACCTTGAAATTCTAAATTCACCATGCGGAATACAAACAGAATTAAACCCTCTAGGGTGCAAGAATAAAGGAATCCTTCAGAGGGTTTAGAAGTCTAAAAATTGAACGGAGGTATATAAAATCATGGATGTCAATTTTAAATCAATTTATAAAATATTGAAAACATTAGAGCAAGAAATGGATACTGAGGGATTTGATTTCGATTCAATTTCACATGAAGTATTGAAAATATCAGAACTTAGATGGACTAGATTAATGCAAATGCTAATTGAAAATCATTACATTGATGGAGTAGAAGAAATTTATATGATGGGACAAACTTATCCTGAATTCAAAAATATGGATGTGAGAATTACATTAGAAGGACTTCAATATCTTGAAGAAAATTCAATGATGACTAAAATTAAAAACGCTGTTAAGGAAATTAAGGACTTTATACCTGGATTGTAAATGGAAACAAACACAATTCTAGTATTTCTCAAAATCTTGCTCAGGTTCAGGAACGATATCGGAAAATTTGTCAATTAGCTTATTAAGCTCAGAAAGAAACATTTTCTTATTTTCTTTTTTGACGTCCTTAAGTTTGAAAAATTTACTGCCAATGACTGCCAGAATAAACGGTGGGTCAATGCTGAAGCTATCTTCTAAATTTTTCAGCTTTTCATTAGCATAATCTATGTTCCATTCACTAAGCATCATTATATTCTTAATTATAGAATTTACGGTTTTGCGGTTTGCCTTATCAAAGTCCGTAAGAATGGAGTCTATATCTTCTTTACGCTTATTTAATCTGAGTAACTTTTTCTTTTCAGATAAACTATAAAACTTATTTTTGTTTAGAGCAGCGACGGTTCTTTTATGAGCATCATCAACTGAAAGTCCTTCAATCTTATAGATGGTTCGTAATATTCCTTCCATTGTAATGTAATTAATCGTAGTCTTTTCTGCGCTAAGTATCTTGGTAAGAAAGCTATCTTCAAGCTCAAATATGATATAGGAATAAGAGTCAGAGGTTTCTTTACCTTTGCTAAATATCAGTGAATTTTTATTTTGACCAAGCATATCTTTATCAGTTAGCTCTTCGTTCTTATTCATTTCCAAAATAACTTGATCAGGAGTTAGACTTAATCTTTCCAGTTCAGTATTTATAAATTCAACTAATGATGTTGGAATTGGTATCTTTCTGTATTCCAAATCGAAAATATTTACCCATTCTTGTTTTTTAATCTCTTCAGGAGTAAGTTCTATTGTAGCTTTTTCGAGCAAAGGATTGATAAAATCCATAAATTCTTCACCAATGAGGAATTTGAATATTGCAACAAGGACAGTAAGATCAACTTGCTCTGCCACATTATTTTCTAACTTACTAATGAAAGCTAGACTTTTACCTATCTCCTTTGCTACGTCAGCAGCTTTGATGCCTTTCTCGTTACGGGTATTTTTTAGTGCGTTGCTGAGTTCTTCAGTCAATTCAACTTTAGGCATAAATGAACCACTCCTTAATGTATGTGATTTATTTTAACATGGACTTTGCAAATATGCAAAAAAATGTTAGATATTTTAGTGCGTAAAATACATTACGCTCGTTCTTGACATGAGTGTAGTTAAAAGGTATACTAAGAAAGTAGTCAAGTGGAGCTAGGAGCGATCCTGTGTTCGAGTTATTGGCTAACTATCTGGGAAGGGAGGAATTGAGCTGTAACTGGCTCACGGTCTTTGAAAATAGAATAAGAAAAAAACCCACTCAATTCAAAGCGGATTTCATAATACTTAACAATTAAGGAATCTCTATTTTATTTTTTAAGTCTATCCTATAAACCCAAATAAGACTATCAATTTCTGATAGTGTACAAATTCCTGCAATATTTCTGACCATTTTTAGAGGGGTGATACCAATTACTTGCGACAATCCGAGTCACTTGTATGTATTTGGATATTAGTATTTCGTTACTAATATCATACCACAAACAATACCTATTAATTCATATTTTAAAAAATAATTTTGCTGGGAATTTAGACCATGGGTTGGCCAATGGATGCGTAGCGAACTGGTTAAGAGCAGGTATCGGGTAGAACAAAAATAAAGCGAACAAAAGAAAGAGGAGAGATTATACTATGGCAAATTTTCTAAGGGGTTTAGATCCCGATTTTAAAAAAGTTGTAAAGGGAATAAAGAGCAAATTGCACCAAAAGGATAATCGTGAATTACTGATAAAAATAGCTAATAATGGTGGATATTTAACTGAAGAAATGATGCAAGATTTCAAGAACGTATTTGGGGATGATTGGATTGTTTGGATCAAGATGTTCACAGGTTATAAGTATTGTTTAACTGTTGGAGAATATTTCAAGATAAATAACCAAGAAATAAAAAGTCTTAATGATTTCAAAACTCCAAAGGCAATAAATACTTATAAAGAAATGTATGAAGGCGAAAATATTGATTACTCAAACTATGATTTTAGGCGAGACATCAGAGAGGTTTATATACCAGCAGATCATTATGAATATTTTGTATTCTAATGGTTTGTTCAAAAGAACACTAAATATAGCGTTTGGGAGGAGGTGATATTAATGTTCAATGAATATTTGTACCACGAAGGCGAGAACCCCGATCCTGATGTAAACAATTGTGGCAATTGCCGCAACATGGTCAAAGGGAACTGTAGAATAATTGGCAATGAGGAATGGAGCGAAGAGTATTGCGAAGACCATGATCCTAGATAATTAGTGGAACATAAAATATAGAATAAATGGAGGAAGAAATAAGATGAGCGAAATGAAAATGAACGATTGTATAATTTGCAATAATAATTTCCAAGCAGGAGATATTGCTCCTGAGGAATGGTGTATTTGTATAAACTGCCTTAATAAAGGTTTTATGGTCTGTAAAGTAGATAAGAAAATCTTTAACATAAATTCAGTAACAAAAAGCAATTTATTAATTGATAAAATCCAGACTTTTAATATTAGTGGTTATGATTTACTTGAAGAAGTCACACGTGGCTTAAATTTCCGATATGAAAATGTATGCAGTAATGATTGCTACAATGCACTTTATATAGATAAATGCATCGAAGAGTTAAAAATTCGTTTAAATATGATCTGGGAGGAAGAATCAATGCCGGTATTTAGAAACATAGTTACAAAGAGTGAAAATCGTGAGGTTTTCAAAAATACATTGGCAGATAAAATCACTGAATTGGAGAACTATAAACAAAGATATTTAAAGTGATTAATTGTAGTTATATCAAACTAAAATTATAGGTCTAGACAGGAAATCAATCTTGTCTGACAACCCAAAAAATATAATTATTGAAAGAAGGAATTTATAATGAAAACGAGTTTATTGTCAATATTGTCTAATTTTACAGTGAAGGAAATTGAGTTTTTAATTAAATACCATAATTCACTTGGTATGATTAATAACCAAGAAAAAATAATGAAAATTAAAAAGCGTGAAGAAGCAATCTGCGGATTAACATGGGCAACTTTTAGTTATATGCTCGAATCTATCCATAAAGAAAGTATTGTTGAAGACTTTATTAAAAAAAATATAAGTGAGAGGGATTTCTTCGTACTTACGATTGCAATATGTGAGGAGAATCCAGAGATAGTATCCTACATAAAAACACCTTGTGGATGTTAGCGTTTATAGTCCAAGAATTCTGATGGACTTTGTGTGAATTTAAACAAGAGGGGAGGGAAAGGAACTATGCCTTCTGTCTCCCTCTATTACAAATAGAAGAATAATAATTGAAAGAAGGAAATAAATAATGTTGACAGTTATTCAAAAGGAAAAAGAAATCCATTATTTCGCTAAAAATAAGGTCAAAGAGCTTAGGAATTTACTAAAATCAAAGGAAGTCCAAAAGAAATACAAAATTAATGCGGATTGCTTAGATTTTGAAAAATATACAGTCAACATAGACAACTTCACAATGCGCTATAGAGAAACTAATGCTGACCTAATTACGATACCTATCAAAGACGATGTGGTCAAAGACTTACAACAATTTAAAATGATGATCGAAGAAATTTCTAAAGATAACAAATTGGCCTTATATGTGAATGACGCTTACATAGATGAAGAAGAAGTGGATGAATATGACGATTGGTTCTTACGTCTCAGCAGTCCTTCGATGAATAGGAACATTCAGACAATGAGATTGATGACTTACCAAGAATCAGAAAAAATAGAATCTCTATTCTTTGAAATTAATCATGCAAAGGACAAATCCTTGAAATCGAACATAAGAAGCATAAGGAAACTACTTAATCTAGGCGTTGATACTATGCTAAATCTGTTTTATAAGAAGGAAGAAGTAACCGGAAGGATCAGAACTATAAAAGACGATGTGATTGAATTAATGATCCAGTGTCAGCCAGAAATAATAACTCTCTCTACAATAAGACTTGAAGATCCTTGGGTGATTAATAACATTGAAGGCGAAACTCCTATTAACTACATGTGGAGCAATAGGAGGGAAGTAGTATGATGAATAATGTTTACGACTTTCGTTTGCAGCAAAAGAGATACGAGGGAGCCATTGCTGCCAAGGATAAAGATTACAGCAGGTATAAATTCAGATTTGATGCCGGAGCGTTGCAAAAAGATGATACTGAGATAATTTTAGTGCTCTTGAGCACGGTGCAGACTATTCCTTGGATAGTCGTTCAAAGCCAGATCGAATCAGCTATTGAGCATAATCAATTAAAAGAATGGATTATCCAAGACGTACTTATGGAAGCAAATGAGGTGTTTTTCGATAACTATGAAATCGTCAAGACCATGAAAAATATATACAGCATTGATGAAAACCTGCTGGTGGATTCTTTCGATGAGATATTACGTAAGGTTAATTACTGAGATGTGTAGAAATTGGGGCATGGCGGCAATAACCTGTCATGCCTACCAGAAAGGAGGAAGAGGAATGACAGATCAAGAGTTGCTTGAAGCATCGTGGCATCGTCCTCTGATGCAGGAGTATCTTAATTGGGTCAATTATAATGGACGACATATCACAGCATTTTCTTCAATCGTATTAAACGAGTTCATCAGAAAACGCTGCTATACATCGAAGGAATACGATTTGTTGGCACAAGAATTGGGACTATAGATGAGAATAATAGTGCGTTAAACCTTGCTACATAAGGGTTAGGTTTAACGCAGATAATTTTCTGATATGATTGGGCATTCTTGTAGCTACGAGGGTTTAGAAGGCGTTTTAAATGCAAGAAATGATGATTGATAACTTATAAATAGATAGAAGTACGGAGGAGAATAATAATGAAGATAGATAGCAAATTGTTTGAGGTGTTAACTCTAAAATTAGGCCAAAAGAAAATGAAAATAAGATTTAAAATCAACTCAGATGTCCTTGAAGAATGCAGACAAATCAAAGTTGATCTATATAAGGTACAGAAAGATATTATCAAGATTACGTTAACTGAAAAAGAAATTCGAAAGCAAAAAACTTTGGTAAAAGAGGGCGAAGTAATTCGCATAATACAACATCTTCACAAAGCCCTTCCCATTCTAGGACGATATACCTTCCTTTCCAAGATACTTATTGTGGACGCAAATGCTCATACTAAATACCTTAAGACGCATGGAATTCTGAAGGTGAACGGTCATAGGTTTAAAAGGCTCCTGAGTAGTTCGGGAAATATTAGAAATAATAAAATAATTTTTATTTTAGAAGAGTTATTTGATAAAGCGAATGATATTTTACTTTGTGGAATGCCTATAGATATGGTGCATAATGCCTTTTCAAAGTTTAATAGTTATTATGCGCTGGCAAATACGGATAGCACAGCAGTCACTATGCCTAAGATCGTTGTGATAGAGGATTATACAAAAGATCTTACAGAAATGTTTGATGTGGTCGCAGAGAAATTCATTAAAGGGCAAGATAAAATTCACAAAAGAACTCTCAAAGTTATCAAGGATAAGAAAGGCGAACCCAAAAAAGAAGACGATAGAACAGAATATAGTGTTGAAAGCAAAGAACATACTGAAAGTCTTAAGCCATTCGACGGTGGTGGCCTCGTAGACCTTCGGCTAGCAGCTAAGTGGGCTACAGCAAAATTAAAGTTAAATTACATACCATCGGCGTTTCAATTCAGAGCTATCCCAGGACTTAAAGGAAATCTTTATACTTTTGATATTGTTAAATTTGCAGAGAAACATAATAAGACTTCGATTATAGATGCTTGGGGAATCGAAAGAAAATTGTTAAACGACGATGGCAGCGTTGCCATTGACTGTATTCTAACTGAGAGTCAGTTCAAATTCTTTAATAGTTATACGGAACTATTCGGAAAAGAGAATGCCTTTACTGAATGGCTTAAAGCTTTCAATACTGTCACACACGGGTACAGAAGAACCTTCAATATATCAAAATATAGTGTAGACAATAAGAAAATCAAAGATAGAGTATTATTGAGTTATCAGCCACTTCAATCATTAAACTTGATTCTAAACCAAATTAAGATTCTTTGTAAGGATACTGTTGAAACAATCAGAGATATTAGCACTGATGTAGACAAATTCTTAATGTACAGAGGATTACTAAATGATGAAGATGGTTCAGTATTAGTCCCTGAATATTATAAAGCACTTAAAGAAAACAAAGACCTATTTAATGATTCATTTATTCAGGAGAAGGTACGAGAGGATATAAATGGATTTAAAGAGCGCACTTTAAAGGGTGCGGTAAGTGTTTTTGGAAATTATCAAACATTAATTTGCGACATAGTAGGACTTGCTGAACATGCCTTTGGATTGCCGGTTAAAGGATGTCTTGAGAAGGATCAAGTTTATAGCAAATACTGGTTAGATAGAAAGCAAAAGCAGATCAGTATTATCAGGTTCCCTCACGTTGCAATGGAGCATCATGTTTCGGATGTAGTTGATCCAGAATGTGACTACCTAAAATACATGAATGAAGGCATAGTCACTTCGATGTATGACACTTTAGCATTGAAGTTAAACTCCGCAGATTATGATGGGGACCATATTTTAACGAATTCTTCAAGAGTTCTCATTAATCATATTAATAAAAATAAATCAAACACAATTGCTTTCATTGAAGACAAAAACAAAAATGACAATGAGAAAGAGTCTAATAAAATAAATAATATGGATGAAATAATTAAAACGGATGTCCGTGGCATGGGCAACAACATAGGTCGAGTCATTAACGAGATAAGTAAGCTTTGGTCAATTGAACAGACAAAATTAGTAAGTGACTACATAAAAATAATGTCAGTGATTGGGAGCCTTACAATAGATTTTGTCAAAACAGGCATTAAAGCAAAGATCCCCACTGAAATCAGTAACTATATTCGAAATAATGAGATCAAGAAGCCAATATTCATGAAAGTCATCGATAAGAAGAAGGCCAAAGAAGAGAATAAACTTAAAAGAAATAGCAGGATAACAGGGAAAGATGAGACGGAATTGTTTTCTGATGTAGACTGTACTATGAATAGGCTCTATCATCATATGCGGAAAGAGATGAAGGGTATTACATTTGAAGCCCCTACTGCTCCAATAAATATTTCTAAGATGATGGATGATGTAAAAAGAAACAGAAATAATGTTACATACCCTGAAATACTTAAAAAGCTCAAATCCCTTAAAGCGGATAGCGATTGTATTGCAAAAACTAATGTTTATGATGCTAACGGTGACTGCAACAAGGAAAAGAAGATGGAGCAAAGTTATAGTTATAGAATATTTTATAGCTATTGCATGGCTGAACTATTGCAAATTTGCAACGACAAAAATAAACTTATTGATTACTTGGTTTATGCATTTTATGTTGATAAGAACTTTGGTTTACATAATCCAGATAAATCAATCCTATGGAACTTGTTCGGCAAGGCGTTAAACAAAAGATTAAAAGGTAAAGAGACAAAATTTAAAGAGGAAGATGTAGAAAAAATTAACGCCAGGGCTTCTAAGCTGACTAAGAAGATGGATGAAATTAGGAAAAGTAGCAAAGAAGCATATATAAAAATGTTTGAAGTAGAGAAACCAGATGAACTCAAAAAAGTGACCTTCTATGCTAGTGAACTATATTTTATTAAAGACAAAGTAAAGTGGTCAGGCGAAAGAGACTTGGCAATATCATTGCTGATTATAGATAAATTTTGTAAAGCGTATGGAGAGGATTTTGTAATCTATGATGGTAAACGAAATGCATTGAATAAGAATCAGATCAGAAAAATATCAGGCATAAATGATAGAAATTTCGATGAATATATGAAAGCTCTGGTCAAAAATGAAGTCATAAGGCTAGAAAAGGTTATAAAAGGTAGTGTAGAGTTAAAGTGCAGGATATTAAATTCAGTAGTAGCTACAGGGGAAAAGAAGACAATTACAAGCTATAATGCAATAAGAGATGTAAAAAGATTAATTAAATGGTAATAAAATATTAACCTCAAATTAATTAATAAAGCAACACCCTTAAAAGTAAAGCTATAAAGCACTTTTAAGGGTGTTGTGCAAATCTTAATATAGGAGAAGAATCAATTATTGTAAATTTTACTACAAGTAAATTATATAAATAAAAGAGGTGATAAATGTAATGTTAAGTAATGATAGGGTAAGAAGAGATCTGATTAACTATTTAAGGGAATTTGGAGTCAAAAATAAGTTTATTGCCAAAAAAGTTGATTTATCCGATGTCACTATTTCTTTGTTTTTGAGTAGTCAAAGGGATATAGCCCAAGATAAGTTGGAAAAGATCGATAGGCTAATCAATGGTAATCATATTTTTTTAAGTAAAAATTAAATAGTTAGATACAATTACAATAACATAAAGCAAGTATTACGTCAATAAGGAGTTTGGTCGATACGTCTAATTACAAATAAAATAATAATAAAAGGGGTTATCAATAAATTTGGAGCGTATTACTAAGTCTGAAATGGAATGGTTATTAGCAAATAACTACTTAACAATAAAACAGGGAAGAATTGAGTACCTAATAGTTACCAGTCGAACACGTGGAAAAGCACATAAAGATAGATATATCGCAGACCATATTTACCGCCATCTTTCAAAGATGAAGCTACAAAATAAATAATAAGGAGAGAGTTCATAATGCAAATGCAACAAGATTCTGAAGAAGAAATGTTTCTTTTAGATCTAGATAAAAACTACCAATGTTTTACATTTACAAATCAGGATGGAAATACCATCTACCTCTATGATCGAATACGTGACGATAATTAATCCGGTTATTAGCCAGTCCAGCAACCTGGCTTTTAATAATGATAATTTTTCATTATTTAAGGCAGCAGTTACGTCCTTCTTGGGATCATGCACCCACTTCCTCCAAAACAAAAGGAAAAGGACTATCCACGTTGAGAATAACATGGGAAGGCACACCGACCAGCGTTAGTCAAAGTGCCGGATTCTTTTTAAATAACCATCCATCTTTAGCCAGTGGATGTTTATATTAACCATTATTTATTTAATCCTTTTTTGAAGAGTGCTTGAGAAATCGGGCACTTTTCTCTATCCTTACTAATTATTTGGCTTATGCCAATGGATATTTTCATTTATTGTTTTTCTTTTATTCACTATTTCTCACTAATTGAGGTCAGCGAGTCAATGCAAGGCTTGCTGATCCACTCTTTTTTAGTGAAGTAAGTGACATCCCATTTAAGGAGGTGAGTATATGGCATAAAAAGAAGCCAAAACAGGACTAAAAATAAATAGAAAAGTTGGCATTGTGACCAACTAAGAGTGTGAGACAAGGCGAAGAAATGAAACGCTATAACGGAAAACAGTAAAAATAAACCGAAGTGAAAGGAATTGCAAACCCTCCTCCGGCAGAAGGAAGAAGATGAGAATTTTGTGAAAGTCGAGAATAGTATTGATAATAATTTGCTTCAAGATATACAAATAGATTTTCAGTGCTTCAATGTCCTAGTTGAAGATATAAATAATAAACCACCGCCAGATCCAGTAATTCCCGAATGGGTAAAACCACGTATTAGTCATTTAGTAACAAATGAAAATATTGAGAGTTGGGAAGACGGAGATAATATCCTATTTGATGCCCAAACGGATTCGGGAAAAACATGGTTTATTATTAATCCTCTTTACTATCATTGCAAAAAGAGAAAATTGAGTATTTTGTTTCTAACAAATAGGGATTTATTAAAAAGTCAATTTGTGGTAGCTGTCGAAGAAAATAAAAGACAAGATATAATAACCATAAAGAATTATCAATATTTGGAAACTTTATTGTCATATGGCAAAGAACCAAAAGACCACTATGACATAATCGTTGCAGATGAAATTCATTATGTTTTCGGAGATGTTTATGTTAATGAAAATACGGATTTAAGTATTAATTGGCTAATTAATGCCACTGATTCGATAAAGATTATGCTTTCAGCCACTAGCAAACATATTAGAGAATACCTTGAAGTTAATAGAAAACAAGAATTGATTGTTTATTCCATGAAGAGAACTAATGAATACATCGAAAATGTTTGCTTTTATGAAGATGATAAAGCACTCATGAAAATGCTATTGGAGTTACCACCAGATGAAAAAGTAATGTATTTCTGTGGCGCGGAGAAGGCATATCAAGCAAGTAATGACCTTTTTGACAAGGCAGAATTTATTTGTAGCAAACACAATAGAACATATAAAAAGTATTCAAACGAAATTATTCAAGAGCAGATAATTACAGAAAAGAAATTTGATTGCCAAGTATTATGTACCACTTCAGTTTTAGATTGCGGAGTATCAATTGAAGATGTTTCTCTCAAACATATGATTGTCGATTATTTCGATTTGGACACTTTGATCCAATGCCTAGGAAGAAAGAGAGTTATGCATCAAAATGATAAAATAACAGTCTACATAAAAAATAGGGGTAAGCAAAGTTTGAAATTAACGTTAAATAAGTTTAATGGTAAATTAAATAAGGCAAACTATTTGGTTGAATATGGTGGATTAGAATATGTTAAAAAATATGGGCGCAAGGAAAAGAATACTGCTGTTTATTACAGATCATCCGATAAGGAAATTGAAGCATGTTTGAATGATGTTGTTTACTTCAAATTGAATAAGGATGTTGAAGCAGCCGAAAATATGAAAGAAAGTGGTTTTGATTTTAAAGTGTGCCAAGAATTAGAAATTGATTATTCAACCACAAGTAAGCTAGAGGATACCTATGATGCAATAACCCTTAGAGACATAGTAGAAAATTTAAGGGATAAAAAATTATTTGTAGAAGTTGAAGAAGAGAATGGGTATGGAAAAGATGATTTCATACAGCTATTATTAGGTCAATTATTTAGTCCTCCTAAAGAAGATCATGGAAGCTGTGGAATGAAAACCATCAATTCTTTGTTTGAGGATAATAATTTAGATTTCGAAATAAAATCTCGAAGAGAAAGATCCAAAAAATCAATTAATTTCAATAAAACATATTGGATAATAACTGACAAAAAAATAAATAGATAATAATTGAAGAAAAATGTACAGATTTTCCCTTCTATCTATATATAGATACGAAGGAAAAAGTGTACATTTTTTACTAATTAATTCAAAAGAAACAAAAAAGAGATTCAAAAAATATATGCTATTTCGGCACGGTGCCGAAATGCAAGGAATCAATTTTGATATTTGCTTGGTTTGGCGACCCGAGAGGGGAGTCCAAACTTAGCAAATTCAAATTGTTCCCGTTCTCCTTTGACTAATGTTTATTGTGAAATATCTTTTTAATGGATAGGAATACAGGGCGCTACCCGCGAGGTCAAGCAGGATGAGTATCTTGCTATCGCTGCGATACCCACCTACTTGAATATTATCAATTAAATAAAAATGTTTTGGGGTTTTATTTTTTGGAGGGCTTGCCCCGAACAAAAAACTAAAAACAAAACTTTTTATCTTAGGTCTCTTCGGGATCAATATGGATTAAATCAGGAGTACAAAATTTGTGCTTCTTTTTTGATTCTCAATTTAAGGAGAATAATACTAATTGGATCTGAACGTATACCCGATGTACAGAATTGCTCGCCTCGTTTTCCTTTGTTTATGGGTAAGGGACATATTGCCAAATGAGGATGAGGGTACTGTGCATTGAATATGCGTTCAATCCAACAAACAATGAAAGAGGTATAAATATGAGCGTTGAAGATAGATCAGTTACTATGAAGGCAAAATTCAGAGTTTATGAAGAGGATGGAGTTTTACGCCTTTTGAACCTTGCTAATGGAGAAGCAGAAGCTCTTGATTTGAATGAAGTTTACCTGGAGTTCGAGAGCAATTATCGTATTGGCGCACAGATCATTGCATGGGATGGAGATTCATGCAGGGAACAATTTAATTAATAATAAGAGGAGTTAAAATAGATGTTTGAACTTAGAGATTATCAGCGTGAAGCTGTAGAAATAATTGAGTCAATGGAAGAAGGAGAAAATAGATTAATTTGTTTGCCTTGTGGAACTGGTAAGACCTGTATTTTTGCAACTGTCGCAAATAATTCAGATTCTAAAGTCCTAATACTGGTTCCGAGTACAGAGCTTCGAAAACAAGCAATAGAAAAATTACTTAAATTAGATCCAAATTGTGATGTTGGTTCAGTCCAAGCAGGATTAAATGAGTTCGATCATAGAATTTTGGTGAGCACGAGACAAAGCTTAAGTCATAAGAAGTCCACTAGATTAGAAAAGATGCTAGCTGATTCAGAATTTGAATATATTTTCATAGATGAAGCGCACCAAGCAGTCGATCAAATCAAATTGATTCTCAGTAAGTTGAATAGTAATGTGAAGATAGCGGCGTTTACCGCAACTCCATACAGTAAAAAATTAGAAGATATCTTTGATAAAGTGCATTTTAGTCGAAGTATCCTAGAGATGATTGAATTGGATTATTTGTGTCCTCCAAAGGCATTTCAAATTAAAACAGGAGTCAATATCAGCGGAGTAAAAAGTGTAGCAGGGGAGTTCAATCAAAAGGATCTTGAGGATACCATCGACACTCCAGAAAGAAATCTGCAAATAGTGGATGCCTGGAGGAAGTATGCCTCAGATAGAAAACATACAGTTATTTTTACGGCAGGAATTGAACATAGCAACAATATTATGGATGAGTTTATTGCTCAGGGAATTGATTGCCGGACAATAAATTCAAAGACAGATAAGGATGATAGGGTTCAAATGCTGGAGGATTTCGCTAACGGTTTATTTCCTATTTTAACAAACTGTAATATTTTGACAACTGGTTTTGACTTTCCTGCATTATCATGTATTTTGTTGGCCTCACCTACAAAGAGCAAGATCAAGTATATTCAAATGATTGGGAGACCAATGAGGACACATCCAGGAAAGGAAGATTGTTTAATATTAGATATGAAGGATTCCATTCTAAAACATGATATTTTAGATTTGAGTGATGTTTTTGGCGTGGATATTCAGAATGGAGAAACTCTGAAGGAAGCGCAAGAAAGAGCAGAAGAAGAGATTGCAATTAAGCTTGCTGAACAAGAGGCCAAGGAACTAGCATACCTTCAAAAACAAGAATTAATTGCACAAGAGATAGAATTATTCAATGCTTCGATAGGAAATGCAATAGAGGCCACTGGCTACTATGATTGGTGGTCAATCAATAAGAATCTATGGGCATTAAGCACTTCAAGCGATTACCATTATGTAATTGCAAGAGTTGCCAACATGTTCAAAGTCATGGAGATTAACACCACAAAGGATAACAATTCTATTGAGTTGGTTAATTCAAGTTTCAGTGTTCTTGATATGATCGCTTATGTCGAATCAGATGTTCGAAAGATTACTTCCTTTATGAGGAAGGATGGGGAGTGGAAACAAGATCCTGCATCTCCGGCACAAATACGAGCAGTTAAATATGGAACAGTGGAAAATAAATGGGATGTTCATAGGTATTTCAGTCAATGGAAAATTAAGGTTATCTTGAAGCAATATAAGAATGCAGCATAGAAGGGTATTAATGTGTCTGGATAGGTTGTATCAGCTTATGGAAGGTATTCCAGCAGTTTTCTATCAAAGCAGGATAATCTTTCCTTTTGCCGAAGTTATTGGTGAAAGGGGGGATGTTTGTCATGGAAGAAATACTAACAAATCATAAACAATATAAGGATCAGATACTAAATGCACTTTATTATAGTAGAGCAGATGGAAATGGTTCTATTAATGCTTCCGATATTCGGCGCATTGCTGGCTTTGACTTGAACCATAGGGAACTTAAGGTATATATCACTGAGCTTATCGTAGAAAAAATGGTCAAAGGGAAGAATTTATACTATATAACTGAAAAGGGTATTGAGTATGTAGAAAATGGATTTATTAAAGTAAACACCCAATCAGATTTATCTAAGTTAGTCGAGGTCAATGAAAGGCAAAGAGAATTATTGGAATCGCTTCTACAAATTGCGAATTTGTCTCTCGTAGAGCAGCAAAAAGAAACTGAACTTATGACGCAATTGACTGATGCTTTAAATAGTAAAAATGATAATAAAGCTAGGGATATTCTTATTAAGGGTCTAGGCATAAGCAAAGAGGTTGGAATACCTTTAATGGTCGAATATTTTAAGTCTATAATAGGTCTTTAGTTTATTCGAGTTGTTGATAAATGGAAAGGATGATATTGTGTTAGAATCAGATAAATTATTACCTACTCAAAAGAAAGTATTAGTAGTATTAGGAAAGCACGAAGATGAATATTTGACTACTGAGCAAATATCAAAAGAAAGTGGAGTAAATACTAATCATGTTAAACAAGCCATATATAAGTTTATGGACAGTGATTGGGTATTTATTGATTCTACTGGATATAAAGAGAAGGTAACATTATCTCCGGATGGTAGAAGTGCTTATTGGGATATTAGATAAAAATTACAGTGATCCTTCGGGACTCATTTCCATTTTAGCCCATATTTAATTTATCGTTTAATATAGTTTAAATTATATTCCAATATGTCTGAAGCACTCTTTAATTATAATAAGGGTGCTTTTTGTATTATAGAGCGGAAAAATAATAATAAGTTTGAGAAGGAGAAGAATCTAATCTATGAGTTTATATATATTTAATTTTACTGAAGATTACGCTATAGCAGGGGCAGATAGCCGGGTGTGCGTTAGCGTTGACAATGGTAAAACACATTATAGGTGGCATGACAATATTCAGAAAATCCATGTTGTTGATAATAAAATAATTACTGTTGGTGGTGTAGAATGGGCTGGATCTTTAGCGTTAAAAAAATTCAAAGAATATCCAAATAGATCAATTGAGCGATTGAGAGACATCGCAAAGTACATAACCCAAAATGCTGAGCAAATTGCAAGGTCAATGGGGATTAAATTTGTGAGCAAAGGAGACGACCAATATTTCCTTGAATTATGTGTTATGACCTATGAGGACGGTAAGAATGTTGCATATCATATTGCAAATTATAAGGATTTTGAAATTGTAAGGGTAGAATCTCAAAAAGGAATCTTAATGAATTTTTTTGGAGGAATCCATATTGATGAGGCTAAACTTGTTTATAGACAATTTGTAAGGAATATGGATTTAGTTAATGTCTATAAGCACATGTATGAAGCTGTTGCTGATGAAAAATGTGGTGGTACACTCACGCTATATGAGATGAAACACGGAGAAATAGTCAAAAGACACAATTACCCTATTAGAGATTCAAGAATAATAAATAATATTCCTGATAATATTAAGGCACAATATGGAATTAATATCATAGCCCAACAAGGCGAGTTTGATGGAATAAAGGTATACGATAGTGAATTATCAAAAGATGTAATAGCAAGAGATCCGAGCCTATATAGCGATTTAATAATTGCTGAAATTGGAAGATACAGAAATGATAATGGTCAAGATACAAGAGGTATAAAATTAAATAATAGCTGCTTTGAAATAACATCTAGAAATGTTCCAGGGATAGTAAATAACGGTATTATAATGAATCCTACAGAGGGTTTGATAGTCACCAAAAGTGATAATAAGATTAGGTCTAAATTTAATGCTACTGAGGGCATTTCTATTGAATCATCAACAAATGGAACTGATTGGATCAAAAAGTTTTTTGTAGATACAAGCGGTAAATTAAACTTGGTCGATATAAAAGCCAGTGGAGAAATTGTCGCCAATAGTTTAGCTGCGACCACAAAAATAACCGTGGGGAACATTAATCTATTGGATTTGGTGAATAACGGAATTAACACTTTAACAGGGGTAATTAATGGATCAACAATTCAAACAAATACAATATCCGCAAGTCACATCAAAACTGATGAATTAATTGTTGGAACTAATGTAGCAATGGGTTCTGGTGCAGTTATAACATGGGATAATTTGGATGCCATATCAAAAGCTAATCTTGTTGGCCCAGCAGGTTCTCCAGGAAGTAACGGTGTAGACGCAAACTTATTACCTTGGGTATCTTCTTGGAATTCTCAACAAACTCTTGTTGGTGGGGAATATATTGTAACTCCCAAGATTTTTTCAGGAACATCGTCAGGTGGAGTTCCTACTGGTGTAGCAATGGGAAATATTAATGGATTTAATGGTATTGCAGGTTACAATGCAGGAACAAGAACATTTTCTGTTGATGCTACAACTGGTAATGTTGATATTACTGGAAGTTTTAAAACATTAGGCCCAAACAATCATACGGTATTAGATGATGGGTATATGGCATTGTATGGTACAGTAAACTCACAAGATTTTAATTTTACTGCATTTACTAGTGGATATTATAGCTCTAGCCATCAAGTAGGCAGAATTATATGTAATTCTTGTAACGGAGGATATATGCGAGGATTACAGATTAATGAAGAAATGATAGAAATGTCACAAGGTACACCGCTTTTAATACGCCCCAATTGTTTTTCTACTTCTGGAGGAATATTACCAACCCCTGCATATGATTTATCAAAAGCATACGTAGGGGTTGAGGGTGGATTAAGTATAGGAAGTAATTATTATTATAATTATTCTCCTTTAGCTAATGGAGCAATTATCGAAGGAACCGTTGGTATCGGCACATCTAGTCCATTATCCACAGCAAAACTTGATGTTTATGGGAATGCCCGAATAGATAATGCTAATCATACAGCAGCGTTGGGAATAAACGGTGTTCCAGGGTCTAGTGGGTATGCTTTAAATGTTGCTGGGTATACATGGTCAAGTTGGTTTGTAACTTATAATGTAAAAATATGGAGTGATAATGGGAGTTATTATAGAATGTTAAAAGTTGATGATTCAACTGGCAGATTAAAACAAAGTTCAAACGGAACGACTTGGACAGACATATTATAGGAGGTAATTATGGCTTTACAAAAAGAAATCACATTAGATATAGGATTGGAAACCACTGCTTATTTTAAGATAGATGCAATAAATTTAGATTATAAAAATAAGCAATTTACAATTTCTCTTAATACTTATCTTAACAAAAAAGCTAGGGATGACAATAAACAGGCATTGACTACTAAACATTACGATGCTCACTCAGATAAAGAATTAGTTCCTCCTAATCATCCAAGCACTAACTTTGATGATTATTTTTCATGTTCGATTATGGACAAAGAAGGTAATGTAATTAGTCAGGCGTATAAGTTTTTAAAGAAGTTAAATGAATTTGAAGGTTGTGAAGATGTTTAAATATTATTTTATAATTGTGAATTCTAAAGTTTGGTTTGGATAGGTTGGAGCATAGATGGAATGTAAACATGGCTGGATAGGTGTCTCAGCTTGCGGACAATAGTCTGTAAGCTGATAGCATTAGGGGTACTTCGGCATTGAGGTATCCTTTTGCTGTCACTGAGGATACGAATACAATCTTTATAGTATATTTTTTACAAATTACTAATTACGACAAATTAATGTCTGTTGTAGGTGATATAGTAATAGTTGGTTAAAAGTAGAATTGGAGGAAACATTTATGGGGAAAATATTAACCACAATCACGTTATCCCTAGCCCTAATATGCCTATCAATTGTTCCAACATTTGCTTCAGAACAACAACCAACTCTAGCGGCTGTTAATACAACAGTCTTCGCCGATCAGACTTATACAGAATGGGATAGTAAAAAAGATGTTCCAGAAAGCAAGGTCTGGTCAATTGTATTTAATTCACCTATTTCAGCATCCACAATCACATATCAAAATATCTATGTTGTCGATAGTAATGGTCAGAAGCAAGATGTAACTGTGAGACTAGCAGCAGATTCTAAAACAATCCAGGTTACTCCCTCGAAAAATTACAAATCTGGAGAGACTTATATACTTTATATTCTAAAGGATGTTGCGTCAGCATCTTCCCAGACTGCTCTGAAAAGTAATATTAGGATGAATTTTATAGTTGGAACGGCTGTAACTGTGAAGAGTATAAATGCCAGTAATGTGACTACTATAGCAGGAAAAACTCCAGTTTTACCTTCAACAGTTACAGTAACCATGAGTGATGGAACAACAAAAACAGTCAATGTGACTTGGGTTACTCCAACAGCCAGTAAATATGCTAGTGCAGGAACATTTACAGTAAGTGGAACAATTGCTGAGTCAACTACGATTAAAGCCATGGCTACAGTTACGGTGACTGCACCTATAACTCCAGTCTCTGTCTCTAATATTAATAAAACCATTAATCAAGGTGATTCATATTCGCTACCATCAACTGTTGAAGCCACAATGAGTGATAATAGCAAGAAACAAGTACCAGTAACCTGGAACCCTTCAACTGTAGATACAAGTAAAGCAGGAACATATACTTTTTCAGGGAGTGTAGATGGGTATAGTGGAAAAGTTGTGTTGACACTTACGATAGTTGCGGTTACGGTTTCGCCAAGTTATCTTGAACTAAATAGAGACTATAAAGCGCATGATGGATTAACAATAACTATTAAAGAAATTGTTAAGACTGAATTAGTAAGTTCTACAAAAACCACAATTTCTTACTCTTTAAAAAATGAAACTATTGATCAGAAAATAAACGAAGGTTGTTTTGTTGTACATTTTTCTGACGGTTCGTCTACAAATCAAGGTGGTTTTTTTGGTTCATTATTCCCCTCTGAATCAATTAATCGAACATATACTTTTCAAGAATTAAACACCAAAACAGCAACTTATATTGAATACGTAGGCGATTATTGGAGTTATCTTTTTGGCCCCAAACCTGAAAATGGTACGTTAAAGTGGCAAGTAATTTAAGATCAACCGATCAATGGACTAATATTGCATCAGAATAAGACCTCTCATTTTAATTATGAGGGGTCTTTAATATATCCTGCTACTCCTTTACACTAAACAATCTAACTGCTTGGAGGAGTATCCTAGGGCTTGTCCTAAGAATAACTTATCATCAGTTAATTGTCTGTAAATAAACGCCTATATTTTCAATGGATTCGATTAACATAAAACATTAAAGGGGATTAGATAATTGCTAATAGATAAAGAGAAAATAAATTTAGATGAAGTAATGGTAGAAGTCAAACTACTATTAAAGGGTGTCAATAAGAAGGAAGTAGTCATAAACTGTTTAGCGTTAGATGCTATTGAATTTGTTGATTTACTTAATAATAATAGATTTGTTGTTCAGAATGCAGTCGAGAGAAAGAAGTTTGAGAATGCATTTTATTTCTTTGATGATTATAAACGAAAAGAGACGGTATGCGTGGACTTAAGGGAAGTTAAACTGTTTACAATTCCTTTCTTTATGGATATGGGCAAGGAGTATGATTTGAAGATAATGATGATGAAATAGAAGTATGAGCATGGGTTTGGATTAATGGATAATAAATGTAAATAAATAGGAATTCCAAAGAAAGGAAGTTGATGAAATGAAGAAGAAAATGACTGAAGAAATGATAGAAGAGTTCTTGGTGCAATATATCGAAGGCGAACGTATTGTGGATATCGCAACGAGTTTAAAAATTGGGAAGAGTACATTGTATGAGATGTTGAAAGATCCTGATATTGTAAAGAGACTGGAAAAGGACAGATGTTATGTCCAGAACCAGACGAGGGCTATGTTAATGCGTGATGCGTCTAAATATGTTAAGGCTATTCAATCGATTGCTGATAGCTCTACAGACGTTCGAAGTAAACTTAGGGCCAATGAACTTTTGTTGAGCCACATCATAGGGCTTCCTCAAGCTAGAATTGAGGCAACGATTACTGATGGTTCTAATGTTGATAGCAATGTATTGGCACATCTATTTGCTGATGATGCTAATGCAAATGAAGAGCAATAGCATAGTACAGAAATGTGAGTGTAACACAATAGTATTCTGATACACTCACTCAACCCCTACAACCCGCCTATAGGTTGATTCCTTCACATATCTCTCATTGCATCTTATTAAGTGTAACATAATGAGTTGACTTATCACTCTGAGTGTACTATAATGAGAGTAAGCAATAATAAGCAATAAGGATATGAAGGGGCGAGATATATGGAATTAGTAATGCCAATCAAAGATAAGAGCAAGATAGAAGCGATGAAACAAGAGCTACTTAAACAGAGTTATAGGGATTATATGATCTTTGTATTCGGGTGCAATTGTGGCCTTAGAATCAGTGATATCATTGACTTGAAGGTATCGGATGTAAAGAATAGAAGGTACATAGAGTTAAGAGAACAGAAGACTAATAAGAATAAGATGTTCCCTATATCTGGTCAGTTTAAGGTAGAGATAGATAAATATATCCAAGGTATGAATGATAGTGATTACTTGTTTACATCACGTCAGACGTGCAAGGATGGCACTAAGAAGAACATAACAAGAGTTCAGGCATATAGATCCTTGAAGCAGATAGCAGATAGGCTTAAAATAGAGCATTTTGGACTACATTCCATGCGAAAATCGTTCGGATTCTTCTACTATGAAGCCACTGGTGACTTAGTAAAACTAATGGATATGTTCAATCATTCATCGTTAGCAATCACTAAGCGTTACATCGGCATCACTCAAGATGAATTGGATGAGAGTTTAGAAGGATTCTTCATTTAATTGAACTTTACGCACGAAAAAAGATGAGACATGCAAGCAATTGTGTGTCTTTTGTTTTGTCTTGTCTACCCCTCATTTCCTTTTAGAACTTGACAAACAAGCCCCAACAGTAAGCTCCACAAAATTTTCCCCAATTTTAAAAGTCAAAGGAAGTGATATTATTGCAACTTTAAACGATGAACAATCTGCACAACTTTACAATCTCCAGATTTTGAAAGAGTATTTGGAGAAAGATTTGATTGCTCATAACTATACTCCCATCAGAGCAGAAGAAACCGTTAAAAATTTGCTCCAATCCACAGAAAACCTTTTTGGATATCATGGCCTTGCCTGGGAGCTAGGAAAAAGCACTAATGGCCTTGAATTCTTTTTCAAATATTTTCTCCAAGATGTTTTTACACCAAAACCTAATAATACTGCCAGAAATTTAGCACCACTACATTTTGAAATCATAGCTGAATTAAAAAAAATGATAATTGAAGATAAATATGACCTAGAAGAATTTATTTTGCCAAGGGGTTCAGCCAAAAGCACAGTAATAACGAAAGCACTCACAACTTTTGTCCATTGCTATCGAATTTCACGCTATTCCCTGATAATTGGTAAAACAAAACAAGATGCTTCAGATTTCATTGACGATATCAAAAAATTCATGGGATTGGAGCCAATTAAATTAGCATTTGGCAACCTAATAAATAAGAGAAATAGAACAATAAATTCCCAAGAATTGGAATTAGACAATGATAGCATGATTCGTGCTTACGGGTGGGAAACCTCAGTCAGAGGCACTTCCTATTCTGCTCCAGATGGAATTTTTCGCCCTCAATTATGTGTCCTGGACGATATTTTGAATGAAGGGGATATCAAGACAGATAATGCAAAAGAAAATGCTATCAACAAATTCTACAAGGAGATTCTTGAAGTTGGTGATGAGGCAGTAATACGCAAAAACAAGAAGATCAAAATGGCCTCGAAGTTCATTATTTGTGGTACTCCCTTGGCTGCTGACTGTTTCATTAATACCATTCGTAAAGATCCACAATTCAAGGTATTTAGGCGAGCGGTAGTAGATTTTAATATTGATGAGTATTTTGAGGAAAATGACCATTGGCAACAATTCAAAAAAATATTATTCAATACTAAAATTGAAGCAGAAGAAAGGGATAAGATCCTTAAAGAATATTATTACGACAATATTGACCAAATGAGATTCAAAACTATTTGGGAGAAATATGATTGCTACAAACTTGCTATAAAATACTTCACTAAAAGAAATGCCTTCCTTCAGGAGCTTTTATGCGATTGTGAAAACGTAGGAACTAAATGGTTTACTTCCATGAAAAAGTTACCTATTAAGGAGATTTTGCAAAATAAATTCATAAAAAATATTTTGTGCTGTGATCCCGCTTCAACAGTTACAAAACGTAGTGACTATACTGCTCTATGCGTTGGTTCATTGGCTGAAAATGGCTTTAAATATGTTAAAAAAGGAATTATTGAGAAACTTACATTCAAAGAATACTGTGACAAAGTTGTGAGTCTCTTTAAGGAATGGCCCGAAATAACCCATTGCAGTATCGAGTACAACACGTTCAAAGGTTCTGACGTTATCAAAATTAAGGAGTTAATGGACAACGACAAAGAATTTAACAATAGAACAATAGAATTTATAAACAAATCAAATACAAAAGCAAAAGATGATCGTATCTCAACCATTATTGATGATCTAAATTCAGGAGCCATAATCTTTAATATTGAAGATGAAGAATTTAATCAAATGATTCTTGACTTTACTGGACAAATGACAAGTTTGCACGACGACGCACCAGATGTTGTTTCTGATTTCTTTTCCAAAATATCAGAGATAGAAATTCATAAGCCAGGAACAATTCATTGCATCGACAAAAGCGCAATTGGATGGAATTATTAGGGAGGAATAAAATGGAACTAAACATAAATTTGCTAAATCAATATTACATGGATTTTCAGAGCAAAAGATATGAATACATTGAAATGGGAAACTATTATTATGGTCAACAGGCTATAATAACGGATTATGTAAAAATCAATGAACGAGCTAACACAAAATCATGTCGTAACTATATCGCCAAATTCGTAGATAATGAAACTTCATTCATTTGCGGAATACCATTAAATTACATATCAAAGACAATGGATATTGATTCGATAAGCGATATAGAGTACAACCTTAGTCAATGGAGCAAGAAACACGATATAGATTTGGTGCAAGCATTGGGAATATACCGCGAAAGTGTGGAGTTATATTACATCGACTATAAAAATGACTTCCAGAGCATAATCTTAAACCCTAGCAATTCTTATGTTGTTAAAGATGCTTATGGAAATATTGAACTGCTAATGTATTCATTCAAAAAGGATTTTGATTTTACAAATTACATAGATATTTATACAAAGGACACAATTTACCACTATAAGGAGAATATAACCAAAGACAATAAGAATTTTACTGTAGCTGATGATGTGGAAGATGTATTTGTGGAGGTTGCTGCATCCACTCCTAACATATTTGGTGAAGTTCCATGTTCTGTAGGAAATATTGATAAAACTGTGTTTGATCGTATTAAGTCATGCCAAGATGAGTTTAATATTTTGAATAGTGATCAGCTTAATTTAGGTTCAGATTTACGCTATTTTTATATGATTTTGTATGGAGTTGATCCTACAGACGAGAAGAATAAGACCATGATACAGAACATAAATCAGAATTCTATCATGTTCTTAAACGGGGAGGCAAAGTTAGATAAGTTAGAAAAGACAATTAATGATAGCTTCATGCAAAATGTTCGTCAAAATTGCAAATCAGACATGTTTGAATTGGTTGGGCATCTAAATTTTAACGACAGTCCTACATCAAATACTTCAGGGGAACAAATTATATCAAGGATGATAGAATTGAAGTTCAGGTGCAATCTTATTGGCGCAACATTACAAAACATGGTTAGAGAACGTGTAAGATTCTTATTCAAATATCTGAAAATCAAAGAGAATAAAGAGTATGACTGGAAATCTATAAACATAAAAATCACGCTTAATATCCCGAAGGAGTGGTTAACTTTAGCCAACGTCATTAGTCAATTATCTAACACTAATGTATTATCGAAGGAAACTATGCGGAGTATTTTGCCACTTGACCATTCTCCAGAGATAGAGAAAAGAAAAGTTGAACTTGAGCGATTGGAAGATGAGAAGAACAATATTAATTTGGATAAGGTTGGTAATGTATCCACTGGGGTAACTATAGGCATTTAAGAATGTCTTTTTATTTTGTCTTTTTTCAGGATTTAAGACGTTAAAGAATAAATCACTATATGAACTTAACAGGATTAAAAGACTGTTAAGGGCAAAAAGGAGAAGATAATAATGAGTATAGAAAGTTTTGATGAGGTTAAGGAATATTTTGAGAAAAACAAGGAAGATGAAACCGTTAAAGGCTACATGAAGGGATTTGTTTCACTTGATGGAGTTAAGAGTTTTCTAGAAAGTGATGAAGCAGGTAAGGGGTATCTGCAATCGTATACGGATAGTAAGGTTAGTAAGGGTATTGAGAGTTTTAAGGCCAATTCGCTCAGCAAACTTGTAGATGAAGAAATTTTGAAGAGAAGTCCGTCAACAGATCCAATGGTCTTGAAGTTACAGGCAATGCAGGATGAAGTGGATGCACTTAAAAAAGAAAAGGAAAGAGAATCTTTGTTGAACAAGGGATTGTCCCTAGCAAATCAGAAAAAAATACCTGCCGATCTTATACCTTACTTTCTCGGAGAGACAGAAGAATCTACAATAAGCAATCTATCTAGTCTAGAAAAATCTCTACAAGCTTACACTCAAGGTTTGAGAGAACAAATCCTAGCCGGAGGAAGTCATACCCCACCAGCAGGAGGTAGCAATCCAACAGGATTAATAACTCAAGCGGATTGGGATAAAAACAAGAATGACCTGGATTGGTATGAAAAGAATAAAACAAAGATTTTTGAGAGCAAAAAGCAAGGTTTAATCAAATAATCAGAACTTCATTTAATTATGGAGTTCTTTTTAGTTAAAAAATAAAAAAATGAAAGGGATAAGTGCCGAAAGTGCTTATCATATGGTGATTTAAAATGGCAAACAACTTTATTCAAGAAACAGTATCAAGAGAAATTCTAGTAGCTCAAAGAAACAACTCCGTAATTAGACAATTCTGCGCCACCAAATATGAGGGTGAAATTCAAGGTAAAGGAACAAGTGTGCTTGTAAATATCTTGATTCCTGCTGTATTAAAGGATACTGCTACAAATCCAGTTAGCAGAGCTGCCGATCAACTTGATTCCAGCACTGTAACTATCACAGTCACAGAGGATAAGAACTATAAATTTGAAATCGAACATAAGGACGTTGCAGAGGGTATGCCTACTGGTATGTTTTCAGAGACACTTGTAGATATGGGTGTTCAGATTGCTAGGGATGCAGATAAGCTTGTGTTGTCGAAATACACTGAGATTGTTGATGCTACCCATATCATCACAAAAACAACTTTAGATAAAACGAACATCTATGATTATCTCATTGATCTTGATGTTAAAATGGACGAATTAGAGATTCCGCAAATAGGCAGGGTTGTTGTCCTTCCCCCTCGTATTGCAGGACTCCTTGCTAAAGATGAAATTATCCGAACGGCAAAAGAACAAGATATGCCTTTGGGATATGTTACAAAAGTTGGTAATCTGACTATTGTAAAGTCAAACGATGTTCTAATTAAGGAAGTTGAAACAGTTAAAGATTCCTTCCAATGCTTGGCATTTGTTGCAGGAAAAACGTTTGCTCATGTAAACGGATTTAATGAGAACAAAGTTGTTGAATCTGCTGTAGTTACGGACGGATTCAAAGATATCGCAATGGGTCAGATTTGTTCTGGAGCTAAATTAGTGATGCCTAAATATGCTGTACTATTTGAAGTAGCATATTAATCTTTAACGAATGGGAGTGCTTGTAAATTCAGGCATTCCCTTATTTATTCAAAAGGGAGGTAAGTACATGTTGTTTTTAAATAAGAAGACAGGATTAGAATGGGAAATTAGCGATCAAGAACATATTAAAAGATTATTGAGGGATTCAGATTATGAGCTTATCGAAAAAGTTAAAGAAGAAGCTGTAATTGTAGAGGAAGTTAAACCGGAACCCAAAAAAGAAGTCCCTAAAAATATTAAGAAGTAGGTGAAATCATGGAAGATCAACTATATTTACTACAAACCTTACTCGGAAACTGGGATTCCAGTAAGGTTGATCTATTAAATTTTTACTTGATAAAATCTAAAAATGTGATTAAAAAATATTGTGTTCTCACTGAGGATGAATATCTAGTTAAAGATTTTACCCAACAAACGGTGGAACTCGCGCTATCCTATTATCTAAATATGAAAAATGTTGGCCTTAAAAACTCAAGTGAGGGAAGTAAAAGTAAGTCTTTTGAAACTGGTGATATTCCAGCTTCTATCAAGGCTACTTTGCCATCTCCTCCTATATTCTCAATGTAAGGAGCGATTATATGGACGATATTTCAATTCAGATTTTGGGCAATAGTCCAACAAACGTTACACAGAAAACTATTAATGGAGGCTTCCAACAATTCAATACTACAATAGAAATTGATAACTTTTCGTTTGAAATTAGCAAGCGAATCTTCATAGATTTAGAGACACTTATTGATATGGACGGATATATTGAAGCTGAAAATAAGGTGTACAAGATCCTTCATATTAAAGAGTTTAGCGATTACATGGAAGTTTGGCTTTACGAACTTACCAGACAACCAGAGGTGATTTAATGCAAAAATCATTGAATGCTAATATGGATTTCCTGTTATATGAAAAAGGCGAAGATTTCTTATTAAATGGAGTCACACAAAGGGGTCTATTTGTGGAAGCCACAGAAAAAATATCATTCTATGATGACATAATTTTGACTAGTGCAGTCCCTTTTAAAACTGGTGGACTGGTGTACTATCAAAATTCTAACTGGTTGATGATCAGCGAGATTCAAAATAATGAGGATATAGATACAAGCATTTACAGGGCGCGAATAAGGAAATGTAACAATACTTTGACCTTAAATATTAGCGGAATTTTACATACTATACCCTGCATTGTGATGGATAAGATTTCTTTGAATATAGATTCTTCAACCTATATCTCAACATTAGATACTCAAATCTATATCTTGGTTGCTAACGATGCTATCAATAGTAACATAAAACTCAATAATATCTTCAAAATTGGGAATTTGAATTATCAGGTGAGAAATATTGATGATATCAGTAAATCTGGTCTTTTGTATATTAAGATGGACTTTACAGTAGAAGCACAAGTATTTCCTAATTATTCTATTACTATTACGAGTGGTGAAAGTGTGACAACTGATATTGTATCCCCTGTTCAGTTAAATATTGAACAGAAGGACGGAGAAACCGTTTTGACTGAGCCATTACCTGTAATATTTACAAGTTCAGATGAAGCCATTGCAACAGTCAATTCTATTGGATTGGTCACACCTGTATCTGTAGGAAGCGTTACCATGAATGTAGCTCTTGAATCAGATACAGCAGTAAATGATTCGATTGTCATTACGGTTGAAGAAATTCCAGTTATTGAGACTTATACGTTAGAATTGACGGGTAGTATTCAACCCGACACTGAGGTCAAGAGTGGTCAAACGAAGACTTATACTTGTGTAAAGAAAAATAGTTCAGGTGTTGTGGTTGAGGGAGCATTATTTGATTTCACTGTGATTCCAGGAACGACTTCACCAGCTGCATATACTTTTACGATTTTGAACGATACTCAGTGTACTGTAAAATGCAATCAATATCTCTACTATATTGATTTGGTGGCAACGGATAGGTCTGATAATACATTGACTGTTTCTAAGCATATAAAACTTAGGGGAATTCTTTAGACTTATTACAAGAAAGGAGTGATTGAAATTTCGAGATTTCAAGAATTAAGTCAAAACAAGAATATAATTTTAATGAAGTTAATAGAGAGTGAGGGCATCGTTAAGTGCCTTGTAAATAATGAAAGTAATTTTTTAGATATTCATTTGCCTGACGACTTTGATAGGACATCCTTGATTTTATCTAAGGTATATCCTTATAGATTCGTTCCAACTCCCCAAATGGAACCTCAAACTTTTATAACCATGAAGTTTGGGTATAGGCCAAATGGAATGACTTTTAAAAATGGAAGTATTTACTTTTACATAATTTCTCACAACTCTTTGCTGAAAACTAAGTATGATATGCTGCGCTACGACTATTTAGTTAACAAGATAGATGAATTATTTAATTCTTCAAGAGACTTAGGGATAGGGAAATTACCATTTTACGATATGGATGAATTTGTAGTTAATGAGAATTACAGCGGCGTTTACATTGCTTACAAAACAACGGAGTTTCAATAATTAGTAATAGAAAAAGCGAGTACATAATAAACGTACTCGCTTTGGCATTAACCCTAGAAAATGCAAAATAATCAATGTCCTGAAATCGTTGATATGTAAGGGTTTGAGATAACATATTTGTTAAAATAACCCTAGAATCAGTTTAAATCATGAGAGAGTTATATTTATGCCGGAAAATTTTTTGAGTGCTTAGAGGGTCGTGAAATGAAGAATACGTCCAAATTTACCAAAATATATGATATAATTTTTCATGAAGGATTAAGGGGGATACATAAGTGAAAGTAACTACGCACCAAGGCGATGATGTCTATTTTGTATATGATGAACAAAAGATATTTGCGGTTTTGCAAAGATCATTTTTAGAAAAAGACAATTATAGTGATAAGTTTGAATTTGATTATATGGATATCCAAGTCATTATGTTTTATGATGAAGAAGATAGTTGGTATACTTTGGCTCAAATAATTTGTAGATTAATTGATAAATATGGGAAAATAGGCTTTGAAGAATTTAATAAAATATATCATGAAAAGAAAAGTATAGAAAAGAAGTATATAGTTGTTGATAATAAAGTTTATAAGCCTTATATTAACAATTCAATTCGATCAGGAGAAATGATTAACTATATAATTAATATACAAATGTCAGATGATACTCGATTAGATGGAATTATAAGTGGAGATATAAGGAGCCCATATTATAATAATGTACATAACAAAGATTTGTTAATGGAAACTCTTAGATCGAGAGTTAAAAATTATTACCAAAATAAAAATGTATTACCAAGTAATGAGTACTATCAGGAAGACATCACAGATAAATATCAAAAAATTATAGATTGGTATAAAGAAAATAAAATACTGAAGTAAATGTTACAAGGGGGTGCATTAATTGCTTAATTATATATACGAAAACGCCAAGAAAGTCCTACTTGAACAGAAAGATATAAAGGGAGTAGCCAAGGTATATACGCATCATGACTATAAACCATATTTTTGTATATACACCTTTAAACATTTTGTGCATAATCCAAAGAAGAAAGATCAAAGACAAGATTATAATGATTACTATAGAAAAATAAAAGATAAGTCGGAAATGGACATCTTATCTGTTTGTTTTGATAATTGGTATGATGCCTGTTTAAATGATGAAGGTAAGAAAATATATAGATCACAAGTTGAAGATTTAGAAATTATAATTGCTAAATTTGAAATTTCTGTTTGTAAAATTATCAGTATTGGTAAAAGCCCTCTCGACTCAGAATATAAATGTTCAAAAGATGAGATCATTGAATATATGAAAATTAGAGACACTATGATTGAAAAAGTTAAAAAACTCGAAACTCAAACTGTAGAATATTATAGAATGATGGAGGATTAATTTTGTTGATTGGTGGTAAATTGATATGCAAGATAAATATATAATTGCGACTGCCGATATTAATAACGAGAGGAAAGAATTTTATAGAGAAGGTAAGAGGGAAGGATTTTATTTACCCAAACACTATACTTCGCTGGATATAAAATGTTTGCAATCAGATATTAATCAAAATATGCACTTAATTAGGCATAAGTTTAGAAGGCTGGAATATTTCTATAGTGATGCTTTTAATTTTTGTAAGTTTTACCTACCAGAAGTTATATGCAATATTTTGGGGAAAGAATTAAAGGTGGAAATAGATGCTTGCGGACAAGGTAATGATTTTATTATATATACTGATAAAATAGAGTATCCCTATGCACGTGACAGATACAATGAGCATTTTCATGGAAATTTGGTCTAA